CCTGACGCCCGGTTTGGGGTGATTCCTGAGACTGCGTTGGCCCCGTTTGTTTCTGCTTACGAGTCTGATATTGCGACGTTGGAGTCTGTGTCTCAGTTGCCGCCGTCGTGGTCGTCTCGGTTGGTGAATTTGTCGGCTGATGCGTTGGCTGCGGCGCGGGCTGCGACTACGCAAAAGATTTTCGAGCGGAAAACGAATTTCGGCGCTTCCCATAATCAGTTGTTGAGGTTGGCTGCCCATATTGAGGGTGATGCTGGGGCTGCTAAAGATTTTGAGGCGACTGTGACGTGGGCCGACACTGAGGTTCGTTCGTTGTCGCAGGTTGTTGACGCTTGGGGTAAGGCTGCGGCGATGCTCGGGGTTCCTAAGTGGGCGACGTGGGCTAAGTTGCCGGGGGTGACGGAGGATGAGGCCCGCGTGTGGTGGAACACGTTGCTTGAGGATTCCCCTGAGGCCGAGTTTTTGCGGTTTTATGGGCAGCAGCAGTCCCAGAATGGTGCTAACGGCGAGACTGATGTTCCTGTGTCGGAGAAGCCTGTTACAGAGGATGCTGCTAGCGGCGAGTAGGGGGTTTGAATGACTGCCCCCGTCGAGGATTCAACTTCCCAGCTTTTGTTTTGGTTGGCGTTGCGGCATCAGGAGGAACAGCAGGGGATTGCTGATAAGACTGCGGCTGGTTTGGCGTTGTTGTGGCGTGTGTTGCAGTTTTGGCGGTTGGATGAGTCTACGCCGGCGTGGCTGCATGGTGTGACGTTGCAGGTTGAGTCGTCGTTTCGTTTGTCGGAGCAGGCGGGGTTTGATTTTGTTCAGGGCTCTAAGTGGGTTGTTGATCCTTTGTCTGAGCCGTTGGTGAAGGTGCCTACGGTGTTTCCTGTTGAGGATTTGCAGGTCGCTATGCGGGCTACCGGCCCTGCGACGGTGAAACGTAAGTCTAGGATGGCTGTTACTGGGGCTGTGGACGATTCTGGGCGACTTTCTAGTGTTTCTGGTGTGAATGTACCTGAGAATGTTTTGCAGCCGCTTGTGGATGATCTGATGGCTTTCGGCAAGAAGGCTTCTACTGGGGTTGGTGTGAAGTTTGCGCTTAACGGTGGCCGGGGCGAGGTCCAAGAGTTGATGACTGCGGAGGCCGAGTCTAATCCTGGTGTTGCGGTTGGGTGGGCTAGGTTTACGGAGGATTCCGCTACTGGTCCTTGCTATTTTTGCGCCATGCTGGCATCGAAGGGTGCCGTGTATGTGGATGTGGATTCGTTTAAGGAGTCGAGTCGTAAAGTTCGTGATGTGGTTGTGAATCCTCGCGGAAATAATCGTACTTCTCGGCGCGCTTTTCTCGGTGATGGCATTGCTAAGGTTCACGATAATTGTAAATGTTCTTTGCGGCCTGTTTTCAGGGTTGAGGATTCGTTTGATTGGCGGGCCGATTTCTTCCGTGATCAGTGGGATTCTTTCGCTGGTTCTGATTTAGCTGATTTTCGTAGGATTTATCAGCGACCGCCGCCGTATGTGGATGCGCCCGTGGATTTGGGTGCGGTTCGGCGTTCTAGGGATTTTGTTGCGAAACGTCTCGGCGCTGGGTCTGTTCAGGCCCGGTGGTGGGATGGCGTGGCAGATAGGTTGTCTGCCTAGTTTTTCTCTTTTACAGGCGTTTGTCCTGGCTGGTGTTACAGGCCCACCTTTAAGTGGTCTGGTCTATTTTGTGAAGGAAATTTGTTTATGTCTGATGTGGTTGTTGAGGATGCCCCTGAGGTTGATGGTGGTGAGGTAGCAACGCTCCTGTCGGGCGGTGCTGACTCTGCTCCCGAGGATGATGGGGGTTTTCGTCCGATCACTAGCCAGGAGGCTTTGGATAATCTTTTGAAGTCTCGGCTTGAACGCGCCAACAAGGCTGCTGAGAAGAAGTATTTGAAGCAGGTTGAGGAATTGACCTCGAAGATTTCTTCTTATGAGGAAGCCCAGTTGTCTGCGGAGGAAAAGAAGGATAAACGTCTCACCGAGTTGGAATCCCAGCTTGCGGAGGCCACTGACCGTTATACCGCTTTGGAGCGCACCCGTACTGTTGAGTCTTTGGCGCGGGATATGGGTTTGCCGGAAAAGTTTTGGTCGCGGGTTCAGGGCGGCACGGATGACGAAATCATTTCGGATATTAACGATATGTTGGAGGGTTTGCCGAAAGCTGAGAAGCTGTCTGGCATTCCGTCGCAGGCACCTAAGGTGAGTGTGTCGGCTACGGGTTCGGAGCCTGAGGTTGAGGTTTCCCCGAAGTCTATCGTGGATAAAATGTCTACCATGTTTGACTTCTAATTGTTGGCCTGTTGGCCGCTTTTTATTGTAAAGGATTTAAGGTTTTATGCCTCATGTTTTTGTGAAGCCGTCTCTGGTTGTTCAGACTGCGGTTGAAATTTTGCAGCGCCAGCGGGTGTTGCAGGCTCTTGTTACTACGGATGGTTTGGGCGATTTCGGTGGCTCAAACAATGACACGATTAACATTCGTGTTCCTGCGATTGCGGGTGCCCATACTCGTACTTTGCGGGCGTCGGATCGTACTTTGACCACGGATGATCTGGTTGAGTACAGCATTCCGGTTCAGTTGACTGAGCATGTGTATTCTGCGATTAAGTTGACTGATGAGCAGCGTACTTTGGATATTCAGGATTTCGCCCGCCAGGTTGTTATGCCGCAGGTTTCTGCGATGGCGTACAAGTTGGAGGATTTGATCGCTAATCTGGTTGATTCGCCCTCGTATGATGAGGTTTTGGCGATTGACCCGTACGATACGTTCCCCGGTTTCATTGATGCACGCCGGAAGTTGAATGACGCGAATGTGCCGGATCAGAACCGGGTTCTGGTTGTGGGTTCGGCTGTCGAGGCGAACATCCTTAAGGATGATCAGTTCCGTCAGTTCCAGCAGTCCGGTGATGCGAATGCTTTGCGGCGCGCCTATCTGGGCGATATTGCTGGTATGCGGGTGTTCCGGTCGAACGCTATCCCTGCTGATACCGCTTACGAGTGGCATCCGACTGCGTTTGTGTATGTTAATCGCGCCCCGAAAATGTCGGAGGGTGTTGTCGCTTCCGCGTCGTATGCCGCCGATAATGTGGCTTTGCGGTGGCTGGCTGACTGGTCTTACAGCGAGATTGGTTTGCGTTCGCTGGTTGACGTGTTCACCGGCTACAAGGTTATCACCGAGGCGAATGGCGACTTTGTTCGCGGTGTGAAGCTGCGTCTGTCGGTCACTGGCATTAATGCGGGCGCGGATTTTGAGGTCACTGCGGCTGCGGGTGCTAATCACACTAAGCAGTTGAAGGTTGTGGACTCGAACGGCCAGGATGTTACCGCCGATTGCACGTTCGCTTCCGCAACACCTGCTAAGGCGACGGTTTCGACTGGCGGTTTGGTGACTGGTGTTGCGGCTGGCACGTCGGTTATCACCGCCACCTACCCTGATCCTAACGGTGGGGCCGATCGCACCGATACGGTCACTGCAACGGCCAGCTAGGCGTAGCGTCTGATGGCTGCTCTGGCGTCCGTCGAGGATTTAGAGATGTTGATGGCGCGGACGTTTTCGGAGGGCTCTGAGCTAGACCAAGCGGAGATGGTGTTGGATGCTGTCTCCGCTTGGGCTAGGTCGGTTGCAGGACAGTTGTGGCCTGAGGAGTCTGATGCGCCGTCCGACGTTAAACATGTGGTGTTGGCTGCCTCCCGTAGGGCGCTGCGTAATCCTGATGGTGTTGTTTCGGAGTCGATGGGTCCGTTTTCTAAAACGTATGATCGACCGCCGGCAGCGTTTTTCACACCAGGCGAGTTGGCGATCCTCAAACGGTGGCGTCCACGTTCCAGCAGCGGCGGGCTTATGACTATCGGTTTCACTAGGGGCGAGAAGGGCAACCCGAGAACTGTCGGTCACCTGTTCATTGATGGGGAGCCGTTTCCGTGTTTGTGGCCTGGTGATCCTGGTTGGGTTGAGGAATATGATGTTCTCGACTGAGCCTGTCATTGTGTTTCGTGGCGCTACTGATGGTCGCGGGAATGTGTCTAAAGCCCCTGTTGTGGGTGCTGATGATCTTCCTGTAACGGTTGATGTTGCGTTCGCGTGGGGCGGTGTTTCTGCTGCGCGTGGTGGGCGCAGGGAGTCTGCCGAGTTCACGCCGACTGTGTACGCACCGAAGGGGTCTGTGTTGCAGGCTAGGGATCGTATTGAGCGTGCGAATGGCGAGCGTTACGCGATTGTTGGTCATGCGATGTGGGATCAACCTGGCGGGCTGGATGTGTTCGGCCAGTCTTGGGTGTGTTTTGAAGTGGAGTCCCAGAATGGCTAAAGAGTTCCGTTTCTTACATGACATTGACATTAAGAAGAACGCGCCAGTGTATTCGCACATTTTGAATTCGCCGCTCATGTCGATTCCGTTAATGTCTGTCGGGCTTCAATTGGTGACACTGTATCAGTCAACTGTTGGTGTCAAGTCGGGCAGGTTGCGTGCGTCTGCGCGGGCCGGGGTGCGGGGGTCTGGCGGCAAGAAACGTGACCGCATGATTGGTGTTGTCACGATTGCTGATGCGTCGGTTGTCGCGCCCGAACCGTACAAGGGTAGGCCGTTCTATTATGGCGTTTTCCATGAGGAAGGCAATAAGAAGAAGGGTCGCGCTAAGAAACGTAAGTATGGCACTGATGGTGCGCATGAGTTGCGTCAGGCCGCTATTCAGATGCGGGGTGGCGGTTGACTCTTGTCCCTGACTGGTTTGAGGACAATTTCGTCAACGTCGAGGATGTTCTGATCAACCTTTTCACCGTTTTGTTGTCTGAGGTTGATGTTGGGTGCTGGTATGCGGACGACTGGTTGGATGAGGCCGAGCCTGATCCGCAGTTGTTGTTTTTCCGTTTACCGGGTGCCCGCGTCAACTATGACAGCAATAGTGATGTTTGCAATGTGCAGATTATTGCGGTGTCTGGGTCGAGGGATACGTCTTGGCGTTTGATGAGTTTTGTTCGTGCCGTGTTGTTGCCGATGCAGGGTTTTCGCGCCAAGTTTGAGGATTATACCGCCCAGATTTGGTGTTCGGATGATGTTTCCGGCCCTGAAATGTTGACCCCAGGTCAGCAGATTGATACCCGCGTGGTTTCCGCTGTTTTGTCTGTGCGGGTTGGGTTGGCGTCCCGTAAACGCTATATGGGTGAGGTCACTGATGCGCTCGCTGCTGCTTTGGTGCCGCCTGATGTTGACGAGCCTGAGGTTCCTGTCGAGCCTCCCGTCGATCCGTAGTTTCATTCTATTTTTAAGGATTTCGTTTTGACTGATTTTGATGATTTGAAGGATGCGCAGGCCGATCTGGCTTTCGCCCCACTTAATTTGACTGTGCTTTTGGCACCTTATTCGGCCACCCCCGCCGAGACGTTGGAAAACCCCACCACTGGCGATTTGGATGTTCCTGGGGAATATGTTTCTATCGGGCATTTCCAGAAGCAGGCTGGTGTGTCGCTGGGCACTGATATTCAGTCTCAGGATATTGAGGCTTACGGGGAGTCTGATCCGATCCGTAACATTATTTCGCGGCGTAAAACGACTGTCTCGTTTTCGATGTATCAGAATCAGCGCACCAATCTGGAATTGGTTTGGGCTGCCGATTTTTCGGGTGTTGAGCCGTCCGCTAAGGGCGGTGTTGTTTTGGAGGCTCCCGCAACCCCGAAGAACCGTTACTATCGTGCCGCCCTGGTGGGGCAGGATGATCGTGACGGTGAGGAAGTTTGGGTTTACTGGCTGATGCCGAAGGTCAAGTTGGAGTCGGTGGATTCGCAAACCCTCAACGACGACAATGTGATCGAATATAAGCCTACCCTTGTGGCGTTGAAGGATGACACTTTGGGGTATTCGGTGGCGCAGGGCTTCTGCGGTCCCGGTTGGGCGTCGGTCGCGGACTTGACTGGCTTTAGTGGCGGCACTGGCGGCACTGGCGGCACTGGTGGCGGCGGCGCGGCTAGGTCTGTGAAGCCTGCCGTGGCTGGTGGTACTGGCGGCGCGTAGTCCGTCTCATTTTGTGTTGGTTTTCTCACGGGTTGGGGCCAGTTTCGGAGGTGGGCTGGCCCCGCCCGTGGGGAATCCGTTTGTGTTTGATCTAAAAGGGGAAAAGGTTTAGATGGCTGCTCGCAAAGCTGTGAGTGATGATGTTGATGTTGTGAAGGCTGCCGAGGATGCGCAGAATTTGTTTGCGCAACTGGTTGCTGAGGTTCGCGTGCCGGAGCCGCTGGTGGTGGTGCCCGATAAGTTGGTGGCGCAGTTCCCGCCCGCGCGTAGGGTGAACCAGTTGTTGACTGCGGTGACTGTGGATGCGCAGATGCGCGCAGTGTTCGGGGATGACTATGAGGTTGCCGAGGGTTTGTTTGGCGAGCAGCCGATTGAAGTGTGGAATAAGTTTATGGAAGTCTACAATAAGCACATGTTTGGTGATGGGGATTCGGGAAAATAGCGTTATTCGCCGGGATTGTCGATAAGTGGTGGACTGCTGTCGAATGGGATTTCGGTGAGTTTCTTGGCGTTAATGCTTTAGAGTTTTTCTTGTGCCCGTGCCACTGTTTTGTGTGTGGGGGTAGGGTGTGGCCTGTCCGGTCTTTAGGGCAGTTTCAAAGGTTTTATGAGACGGTTGCTAGGATCACTGGTTCCTACACTCAGTCTGTTCAGGTGAATGATCCTGAGGTTATTGAGGCTGTGGCGAGTATGCCGGCGTCGAGGGATGAGCATAAGGCGCAGCCCCCGTCGTGGTGGCGGTTTGATGCTGTGATGCACAGGTTGACTGATATTGCTGATCAGTTGATTGCGTCGAGGGCTCACGACGATAATGTGAAGTTTTATCCGCGCCCGGTTAATCCTGCGGCTAAGGCGCGGCAGCAGCGCGCTATCAGTAGGCAGGATGATGCTATTGAGCGGTCGCGGCAGGCTAATGCGGAGCGCCGTAAAAAACAATTGAATATGTAGGAGTTTCATGGCCGAGTATGTGGTCGCTCAGGCGTCTGTCCTTATTGTCCCGTCGCTGAAAAAGTTTCAGAAGCAGCTTGAAATTGAGTTGCGCCGAAATCAGGCGTTGACTAAGCCTGTCACTATTGATGTTGAGGCGAACACTAAAAAGTTTATCGCTGAGGGCATGGCGGCGAAGAAGGCTTTGGAGGCGAATCCGGTTAACATCCGGTTTCGGGTGTTGGATGCCACTAAGCAGATCACTGAGATTCGCCACAAGTATGAGGACACTGCCCGTGAAATGAAGAAGGGTCTTGTTCTCAACTTGAAGGTTGCGGGCATGTCCCTGCTGCCGCAGTTGGCGTCTGGTTTGGCTGCTGTGAATGCGTCGATTGTTCAGTTGTCGCAGTCTGCTGTTTTGTTGCCGGGTATTTTGGCTGGTGTTGGTTCGTCTATCTCCACCATTATGACTGGTTTGGGTGGGGTGAAGGATGCGTTCAAAGAGTATGGTGATGCGCAGAAGAACGCCGCCCAGGAGGGTTTGAAGGCCCGCAATTCTGCGATCAACGTCAAAAACGCTTACCGCGATCTTGGGCGCAGCATTCGGGATGCTCAGCGTAATCTTGAGGATTTGAACGCGCAGCTTAGGGACGCCCCGTTGGATGAGGCTGATGCGATCATTCGGGTTGCTGAGGCGCGTGCTGAGGCTGCGGATAAGGCGCAAAAGTCTGGGTTGCAGCAGCAGAAGGATTTGATTGCTTTACAGCGGGCCGAGAATGATCTTGTTACTACAAGGTTGCGTAATTCGCGTTTGGTGACGGATGCTGCGGAGGCGAACGCGAAGGGTGTTGCGGGCGCGGATTCTGTTCGTGAAGCCACCGATAGGTTGTCGAAGGCGCAGGATGAGGCTGCCACACAGGCTACGAAACTGTCTGACAGTTTGAAAGAGTTGTCGCCTAATGCGCAAAAGTTTGTTACCACCGTCACGGGTATGGCTGATGAGTGGTCTGCGTTCCGCATGTCTGTGCAGGACAAACTGTTCGCCGGCTTGGATGAGGAAATCACTCGTCTAGGTCAGGTGTCGCTTCCCACTTTGGAGAAGGGTTTGGGTGGGATTGCTGATGCGTTGAACGGTAACGTTAAGGCGGCGTTTAAGGCTTTAGGTTCGGAAACGAATCAGGGGTTTTTTGAGAAGATTTTCGGTGATACCGCTAAAGCGCAGGAGCAGTTGTCGGATGCGTTTGACCCGTTTGTTGACTCGTTTCTCAGGTTGGCGTCTAACGGGACTGGGTTTCTGCCGCGTTTGACCGAGGGTTTGACTGATCTGTTGACTAGGTTCGACAATTTCATTGTTCGGGCCGAGGGTGATGGTTCGTTGGATCGTTGGACGAATGATGGTATTGATGCGTTGAAGCAGTTGGGTAATTCGCTTATCAACGTCATGTCGATTATGGATTCGTTGTCTGAGGCGTTTACTGGTTCTGGCGGTAAGTCGTTTCTTCAATTGTTGGAGGAAGGTTCTAAACGGCTCGCGGATTTTTTGAATACCGATGAGGGTCAGGATCGTCTTAAAAAGTTTTTTGTTGAGACGCGCGAGGAATTGGCTAAGTGGAAGCCGTTTTTGGAGCAGTTGCCTGGTTTGATGCAGAATGTTGCTGCGGCTGGTCAGCAGTGGGCTAACATTCTTGTTCCTATTTTGACTGATATCGGGAAGTTGTTGGCGGGCCAGCCTGCGTTGGCTGGTGCCGTGCTTACCGCGTTTTTGGCGTGGAAAGGTATTTTCCCGATCCTTAAAGGATTGTATTCCGGTATCGGCACCGTAAATAAGGTGTTCGATCTGTTCAAAACGCAGTTGGATAATTCGGGGCAAAGGACAACTGGGTTTAAGAACAAGGTTGGCGAGCTTTCATCTGCGTTGATTTCGCCTGCCGGTTTGGTTGGTGCTGCGACGTTGGCTGCGACGTGGATTGGCACTAACCTGGCGAACGCCCATATTGATGCGGAGGCTGCGGCGCAACGTCAGAAGGATGTTGTTGACCAGTTGCGTCAGTCGTTGGATGATGTGACGGGTTCTGCGACGAAAGCCACTAACGCGCTGGTTGCTAAAGATTTCCGCGAGGGCATAAACGCTGCGACTGGTAAAACTAACGGCGACTTGTTGAAGAATGTTTCCGACCCTAACGCGCTTATCAATAAGGTGGCTGCCGGCGATCTTGATGGGGCTTTAAGTCTCACAAAGGGCGCTACTGGTAGCGATATTGAGACTACCGAGTTTTGGTCTAAGTTCGGGCCGTCTGTGCGTGAGTTCGGTATGACTTCTGATGATGTGGCGAAGGCTGTTAACGGTGAACCTGATGCGAAAAAGCGTTTTGAGGATTGGAATTCTCAGCAGACTTTGACCGCAGGCCCGTTTGGCACTGGCATGGATTTGCCGTGGCTGAATCAGGCACCGGGTTGGCTGGTTCAGGGCGCGGAGAATGCGGGGGCTGTCACTACCGCACCGGACCTTCTGGATATTCAGAATCAGTTGCCGGATCAGGTTCGTACTGGTTCGCAGTTGCAGGGCATGGTTTACGAAAAGACTTTGGGTTTGAATCAGGCCCAGTCTGATATTCGCACGGATAATACTCGCGGGTTTGGCCGGTTCAGGTTGAAGCCTGGTAGCCCGTTTGAGGCGTTGGGTGTGGTGGCTGACCCTGGGGTTAATCAGGATCGCGGCGGGTTGGTTGTGAAGTCGCAACCTGAGGGGCCGGCGCTTGATGAGTTCCGCAATAATGGTGTTACTTTCACCCCTGATGGTACTGATAGGTTTATTGTTTCGATTTCGCCGGATTCGGTGTTGAAGTATTTTGAGCGGTTCAACACTGGCGGTTTGATTTCTGGGCCTGGTTCCGGTACGTCTGATTCCATTTTGGCGAGGTTGTCGCGCGGCGAGTTCATTGTTAACGCTAAATCTACGCAGAAGCATTTGCCGCTGTTGGAGCAGTTGAATGGTGGCGGCGAGGTTCCGGGGTTTAGCGATGGTGGCTTGTTTGGTGGCAGTTTCGGTGCCCCTCCTGTAGTTCCTGCCCCTAAACCTCAAATCCCTTTGACTGCCACCGGCATGTTGAATCATGTTAATTCGCAGAAGCCGCCTGCGCCGAGCTTTATTGGTGGTGGTGGTGCGGCGTCTGCGGGTGAGACTGCGGCTGCGGCTTCTATCCCAAAGATGGAGATAGGTTCGTCTAAGCCGTCCCGTTTGGGGGCTGCTGGTTCCGCTGTGGGCAACTTTTTTAAAGGTGCTCTCGGGTTGGGTGCGCCCGGCTATGAGGAAACGTCTACCGCGAAGGTTACGTTCCGCAACAACATGTCGGTGTCGGATTCTGCGTGGAACAATTTGAACGCACCGCTGCCATCTGGCGATAAGCCGAATCCTAGTGCGGCGTTGGATAGCAGGGATAAGGTTATTTCTGGTTTGTATCCGTGGCTGAAAAAGGGCTGGTGGGAGCCGGATGCTTACGGCAAGTCTGCACCTAAGCCTGCCGCACCACCAGTTAAGCCGCCTGTAGCGCCTCCTAAGCCTGTTCCGAAGCCTTCCCCGACTGTAAGTTCACCGCCGGTTAAACATGGCACTGTGGGCGCACCAGGGGCCGGTAATGGGGTTCCCCATTTGGGCGAAACAATGGGTCTTGGGCCAGCCGACTACGGTCGGACTCCCACCCCGTCGAATCTTCCCGCAGTTTCCGGTGTCCCGGCTGCTCTGGGCGCACCTATAGATGGTTTGTCCGGTGTCCTCACCGACTATCAGGGTTTGCCTGTTGGTTCCGCTATCAACTATGGCGGCGAGGGTTTCCCCGCATGGGTGTATGAGGCCGGTAATGCGTTTGGCGTGTCCGCTTCCACCTATGCGGGCCATCAGGAGGGTGGCGGCACCAATAAGGGTATCGACTGGTCGCCCACAGGCTTAGACCCTCACACGCCCGAGGGTGCGGCCCGGTTGACCGCGTTCGCTAAACATTTAGCCTCGTTGGGCACGATGGAACAGGTCATCTACAAAAACCCGTTCACTGGTGAACTGGTTGGTATCGCTAACGGTAAACCTGTCGGTCCTGGTACGGATCAGCCGCAGTATTATGCCGCTGATTGGGATGGGCACACCGATCATGTGCATACCCGCCAGTCGAAGGCTATTCCAACGCCGGCGCAGTTGCGTTCGCTGTCGAATATGCCTGACGGTGCGACACCTACTGGTGTTGGGTTGCCGCAATTGTCGTACACGCAGGGTTCCGGTGGCGGTTTGCCGTCTGTGTTGGGTGGTGATTCTTCCGGTAAGGGTGGCCTTAGGTTGCCGTCGCCGCAGGAGTATGCCGATTATGTGGCGCAGTCGTGGATGGGCACGTTGCAAAACATGGTGCGGAATGCTGGTTCTATCGGGCTCAACTTTTTGGGATCGTTTTTCGGGTTAGATTTATCCCAGATCACCGGAACAGCTAACTCCATTATTGGTGGTATTGATCTTCCCAAGGAGGGGGAGGGCGACGATGAGTTGTCGCTGCCCGCCGATGAGGGTGTCGCTAACATTCTCGGCGGCTTGGGCGGGTTGCCTCCCGGCTATGAGGATGCGTTGGCTTCCGCATCGGGTGCGAAGTATGACCCTAAGGGTGGTGCGGAGCAGTGGCGACCTGTGGTGCGTAAAGTTTTGGCTGAGCGCGCCGCAGTGTACGGCATCAAAAACATTAAAGCCTGGGAAGATGCGCTCATCCGGCAGATCAACACCGAATCCGGCGGGAACCCTGGCGCAGCTAATCTGAATGACACTGACGGTAATGGTGGGACTCAGCAGGTTTTCGGCCTCGGACAGTTTTTGCCGACAACTTTCGCAGCCCACAATGTTACTGGCGGTGATATCAGCGATCCTGTCGCTCAAATCTATGCGATGATCGACTATGTTGCCTCAAAGTATGGTATGGATTCGTCTGGCGGTCCTAACCAGATCGGTCGTGGTGTCGGTTACGCCTCTGGTGGGCGAATTAAAGGTAAAGGCAATGGTCGTTCCGATTCGATCATAGCTAGGGTGTCTAACGGCGAGTTTCTGGTGAAAGCGCCGATGGCTCAAAAACATTTGGGCTTGCTGCAAGCCATCAACGCCGACCAGCTTCCAGGGTTCTCCGATGGCGGGCTAGCCGGATTCGTTGATGGTGGCGACCTGCTAGATTTCGGTAAAGGCATTTGGGACGGCGGGGCCGACCTTGTTAGCGGCTTAGATTCGGCAATAAAAGACCCTATCGGAACAGTTAAAGGCATGGCCCCGCTCGCGGGTCTTGGCGGGGCGGGAGCGCCAGGTGTCGGTGATTCGTGGCTAAATCTTGGCAAATCTGCTATCGCTTACGACGAGTGGACCGGCGGGCAGCAGGCCCATGCCGCAGGCAGGAATACGTTTGATATAGCTACAGCATTTTTGACTGGCGGTTATGGTGCGGCAGCAAAGGGGGGCGCTAAGGCTGCTACTGTAGCTGCTAAGCCGGAAGTTAAAGCGGCAGAAGCGGTGGTTAAGCCTGAGGTTAAGGCGGCAGAAGCTGCTGCCGCACCCAGGATAAGCCTTTCCCGAAATCTCCCCTACACCAAGGGTAATATACCTGTTGATCCAAACAATATCTATCGCGGAATTGCGGTTGACGATTTCAATTCTGTTGAAGGATTGTTCGGAAAAGACGGAATAATGACCGGGGCTGGCAAAGGTGGAACGGATCGCCTTTCGTTTAGTCACGGATTCCCGCTGGATATATACACCGATGGGATAGTTAAGTCGAATATCATGTTGGAAGGAAAATCCAGCCTGATTGGGGATGGCGCTAAAGCTTCAAAGCCTGGACAGTACGGGTATGTTGACCAGTTAGAGTTGTCGAAAGTGCTGTCGGGAGAAACACCTATTCGGGTATGGCAGCGCAAAGCTGCCCCTGGTCAATCAATTACAGACCAGCACGCCTGGGAGGCGATTTTTGATTCGTTCCCGAAGAAGGCGTCTGGCGGGTCAATTAGCGGCCCAGGTTCGGGTACGTCGGATTCCATTTTGGCGAGGGTTTCTAAAGGCGAGTATATCGTTAAAGCGTCGTCGGCGCAGAAGAATCTTGGTTTGCTGAACGCGATCAATTCTGGTTTGCCAGGGTTTGCCGATGGGATGTTGTGGCCTACCACTGCCCCCGCGCCTGTAACACCGCCGCCGCCGCCACCTGTTCCCGCGCCTGCACCGCCTGCCCCTGTGGCTGGCGCGCCTGATCCTGTCGGGCCGCAAGCTGCCGCCGAGGCTGGTGTGCCTGCCCCGCCAACCGATCCCGCATCGTCTGCACCCGCTGAGGGTGAGCAGGCCGCGCTATCGGATATTGGTGCGGCGTTGGGAGGTTTGGGCGGGGCTCTAGGTGATGGTGCGGCAGCCCCCGAGGGCGGCACACCTGAGGGTGACCCTCGTTCCGCTCTTGGTGCTGCACCGCAAAATCTGGATCACAACAAACCTGCCGTGTCGCAGGGCATTCAGGCTGCTGCTGGGGCGATTGCTGGCGCGGTTTCGACCGCCATGCAGGCCGCATCGGTGGCGGCGAATGCTTCCGCGCCAGGCTCCGGTCAGGGTGTTTCTTCTGCCGCAGGGATTGTGAACGGAATGATCGCCGCTGGCGGGTCTGCCGTGTCTGGTGCTGTCAACATTCTCAGTTCGTTGGGCGTTGGGTCGGTCACCCCGTCCGCGTCTACGGCGGGCGCTTATGGTTCACCTTTGCTGCCTAGTGCGCAGGGGCAAGACCCGTATAGGGGGCCGGCTGTGGTGAATAACTGGAATGGCGGTGTTCACACGTCTAACAATGACGAGTTTTACCGTATTCAGCAGCGCCGCGAATTGCAGGCTGCCGCCCCGTCACTACCGCCTGGGGCTTAACAACTAAACACAAAACAGGCAAACCCACCCTCGAAAATGTTGGGGGTGGGTTTGTCTTGTTTTGCCAGGTTTTAGGGGATTCTGTTTGTCTAAGTATTTGAAGATAACGATTATTGGTCGTGACGGGTCTGTGTGGAATGTTTCCGGCCCCGGTTACGGCCAGCAGGGTGTAATCCTGAAACCTCGCGTTTCCCAGTTGATTGATGCCCCTGTCAAGACTTTGTTCGTTCCAGGCCCGTTCGGTGAGGAATACGCCGGTAAAAGGGTTCAGCGTCGTGAAATGGTTTTCACTGTTCAGGTCGGCGGGGTCGATATTGACCCTGACACTTGGGGTGAGATTGATGCCGCTTGGCGTTGGGCTTGGGATTACGAGGAACAGTCGAAAATGATTGTTGAGGTTATCGACGGTTCTACTGGCTTGACTGTTTCTGAACGCTACATGATGTTGCGGCTTCTTGAGGAACCTAAATCGTATGGGGATCGTGACCCGTATTTGACGGGTGATGAGGAAGTGGTTATGACTGTGACCGCCACGTTCCCGTATTGGCGTGCCGATGATCGCGTGTACGAGTGGTCTACGTCTGCAACATCAGGTTCGCACACATTCGATATTGAGAATGATGGTGATGTTCCGGTGTGGCCGCGATGGTCTGTTACCGCGCCTGCTGCTTGGGTGTTGCCTGATAAGTCGTGGGGTAATGACATGTATTCGCGTGCGGTGGAGGATGCTGCCAGGACTGTTGCTGTTCCTGCGTTGCCTAATAATGCTCATGCGTCGATTGACTCTGATCCGCGTGTGCAAACCATTATTTGCGTGAACGGCTATCCGGCCCAGCAGCATTGGAAGGGTAAAGACCTTCTGTATCCGGTTATGCCGGGGAAGTCTGGCGCGATGCCTGTCTCGTTTTCCGCCGCGTCGGGTGGGGCTGCCGTGCAGTTGCGTATCCCGTCCTGGTATTCGCGTCCGTGGTCGGTTCCGGTGGTGCTATGACTGTTTTAGACACTGTTCGCCTGGTGGAGGATCAGGCCGCAGCAATCAGATTTGAACACAGATCACTCCGGTTGGCGAAACCTGTGATTCGGGTGTGGATGAATGACCCCGATTTTTCTAAAGCCGGCGCAGTGTATGTCGGTCGCGTTGACATGGATGACACGATTCGTGGTTCGTTCCCGTTCAAAAACAATGCCCCATCTGAGGGGGTTATTGAACTGCGGGACGATCACTACATAGCTATGTTCCTGAAAAAGGTGCCTAACGATTCGTCGCTGCGGAAAAACATTATTATCACCGTCGATTTTTATGGCGGGGCGAAACGCTGGTCAGGCATCATGGACCGTTGGGAAGTGAAATCCACGGATGGTGTCAAATATCTTGAAGTAACTTTCCAAGACGATTTGACGTTTCTACAGTATTTGCTGTGCCCACCCAATCCGGCACTTCCAATTCCGGTATTCCAATTCCCTCGCCTGTTTATGCTTGCAGGTCCAGCGGTTTGGGCTGTGTCGATGATAATTTTTATAAATCTGCTCAGAACGCAAGCGTTCGATAACTGGACGTTACCGGATGACCCTTTTGACCCCGATTCTTGGGCTCAAACATTGGAAACTTTAGAGGACATTTGGGATTGGTCTGACTGGCAGTGCCATATTATGGCGAAACCGTTTTTGAACGATAATTCTTTGTGGACGTTTTTGTCGTCGCGTATGAATCCTATCGACGCTGTGATCGCAGACAGTATTGATGACGCCCAGTTGACTGTCAAATACCGTCGCATTGTTACTGATGATGGCGAGTCGTGTTCCCCTAACTTGTTTGTGTCTAATGTGAAAAACTGTGCTTTGGTGTTTGAGGTTGTCGATAACTCTAACGTCACATCGGCTGAAGGAACCTTCCTAGAAGGAACCGTGATTGACGGTATGGTGCGGTCGATTGTTGAATACGGTTCAGGGTTTGTTGAGGACATTTTCAATGTTGTGACCGAGGATTCCACTCTCGCACCGGACGAGTATTACCAGAATGGTTTTATGGGTTCGGTCGCTAAAATGCCGTGGGTTGTTTTGCGGGATAATGAGTGGACTTCCATTGAATCATCGTCGCTGTCGTGGGGTCCGTCGAAAAACATTTCTGTTGTTGTGGGTGGGGATAATCCTGCCGCAGACGCTATAGCCAAGTTGACTATTGAAACGATAGGCAACCTTTTGGGTGCTCTAATTATGTTTAGTTCTTTGGGCACCATTATCAGCGATGTTGTTATGCCTTTCCTGGTGGGCACAATAGCGGCTTGGCTGTACTGGCGTAATCAGGGCCGACAGAAAGATTTGGGTTGGGTTCACTATCTTGAATCATTCCAGCAGGGCGCGGAGTCTAACTCTTGGAGTTTGTCTGCTGCCGCCGCTTTGCGTGGCGGTTTTCTGGTGGGTAAATCAGAAACCCGACATGTGATGGCTTTGCACGATTCATGGATGATCCCCGGCATTCACGCCGACATAGGGCACAGGGTGGGCTCCACAATCCAATCCAAGGGGTTGGAGCAGATCATTTGGGTGAATCAGTTGGAGGAAATGGTTCCGCAGTGGGACAACACTGTGGGCGCGGTGCAGCCATATCAGTGGTTGATTAAAGCTGGTCGTTCTAATCGTGCGTTGTCTTTGGGTGAGCGTTTAGCGAGGTTGACCAAGAAAATTACTGCTTCGGCTAACAACATTGGTGTAAGCGTCATCCAGGGCTAAATTTTTCGGGGGAGTTTTTTGTAGTGCCTAAGAAGCAAGTTGATTCAAATATGGATGACCCTAAGGAGTTTGCCGCGTGGGCGTTCGCTGCGGGGATACCTGATCCACGGTATAAGAGTGTGACGTTTAACAGTATTGTTCCTGCCCCTTGTTTCCCTGCGATTTCTGAAATGTTGTGGGATTTCGGTTTCCGTCATCATCCTGAGTTGCAGACGAAGTGGGTTAATGGTTATTCGGGTGGCGATCGGAACATTGTTCCTGTTGGTTTGACTGACACTGATCCTGATGCTGTTGATTCGAGCAATGTTGTTGAGTATGCGGCTGAAATGGTGGCAGATCAGTTCCCTGATGTGGCAGATCGTATTCGGCAGATGAATCCTGAGAATCGGGACGAAATGATTCGGGATCAGGCGCAGGAGTTGTTGAAGTCTGTGCAGAAGTTGCAGAAGGCTACAGGCAATTTGGATAAGGCGTGGGGGGGTGGTTCTGGGTGACGATGCCGCAAGGCGCATCGGGTATTGCCGATGGCGCGTGGATGAATGATTGGGTTATTCGCCCAGATTTTGCCACCGCCGGCACGGCAGGGGCGGGAACTGGCGGAACCGGGGGTACTGGTAGCACAGGGGGCACTGGTGGCACAGGGGCTTCTGGGGCTTCCGGCCCGCCCAAAGGAATGTTCGGCGACGGCTATTACACCGGAGGGTTGGCGTCCCTAGATAAACGCAACCGGGAAAACATTGAGGACTTCTACACTGATGCCTTGCCTTTATTGCAGGCGTGGCAGGGGGCAGGGGATTCCCTGTTTAATTTCCTCATGTCGGGGTTTGAGTCTGTGCAGGATTTCCTGTCCGCGCTGGTCAACTTTCTTCTCGGCACAGACATTGATTTCAGCTTCCTCAATGATGAGATAGCGGAAATCTTTGACGCACTAGGTGAAGCATTCTCGCCTATCGTCAAATTTTTTGTATGGCTTTGGGACTTTGTTGATGAGAACATTGTTAAGGGCATTTTTGAGTTCCTTGGCTGGCTGTGGGATTTATTCGGCGATGCCATTGATGCGGTTCTAAAACCAATTTTCGAGTTTTTAGGTTGGGTTTGGGAAGAATTCGGCGGCGCAGTCGATACTTTTATGAAGCCTGTTGTCCAGTTTTTGAACTGGTGTTGGGATTCATTTGAGGGCGCTGTTGAGTCGATAGCTAAACCTATTGTGTCGTTTTTGGTGTGGGTGTTTGAGTCGTTCGGTGATTCTGTCGAGTCTGTTCTTAAACCTGTTGCCGAGTTCATTGTGTGGGCGTGGGGTCAGCTTGGCGAGTGGGCTGAGGATGTTACCGAGTTTATTGGCTGGTTGTGGAACAACTTCGGTGACGCGGTTGATTCGTTTGTCAAACCCGTCATTGAATGGGTGAGCACAGCGTGGGAAACTTTGGGTTCCACTGTGTTCGGCAACATCACCACGTTCTTTTCTAGGATCACTGATTCTATTGATGGTTTGAACATTCTTGAGGAAGCTGTCGATTTTTTCAAACTGGTTTTGGATAATTTCGGCAGTTTGGTTGATGGCATTCCGACTGCCGGGGATTTGTTGGCTACTATTTCCGCGTTTTTGGGGAATGTGATTGTGCCTACTGTAACCGAGGGGTTGCAGATGTTGGGGACGTGGTTGACGGAGATTCCTGTTATCGGTTCGATCATTGCTGCTGTTATTCCAGCGGATTGGACGAACAATAACGGGCAGGGTCCGACGAACCTGGCCGATTTGGCTGAGTATGCGGCGGGGTTGTTGACTTCTCGGTCGGTGCTGCCTGCCATGAATTTGCAGGGCCAGGTTCCCGCCGATTTGTTGCCGATTGTGACACCGGGGATGGTTGGCTCTAAGTCCACTAATTTTGTTGCCGATAGCGGCTTTGCTGCGGCTGCGCAGTTGCAATCCGGTGGCGGTTGGGGTTGGGACCAGTATGAATCGTATACGTCCGATGGTGGTTCTGCCCGCGTGTACGGTGATGGTGGTGTTAAGCAACTGTTTTCTAATCTGGTGGCGGTGTCTCCGGGGCAGGAAATATATGTTGAAGTGTATTTCAAAGCCACTAAACCTATTTCCACTACTCCTACGGTTGCGGTGGGGTTGCGCGGTTATCAGGATGATGAGGTTGCGTTTACGCAATCGTTGGGTTCGCAAACGTTGTCTACCGGTTCGACTACGTTTGGGTGGACGAAACTTTCTGGCTCGTACAAGATTCCCACTTCTGGTTTGTTTACTGATGTGCAGCATTGCCGGCTTGCTTTGATTGTCACTAATGCACCGTCTGGTACTACGGTGTGGTTTGACGATGCTGTGATGAATAAGGTGCAGTTGATCGGTCAGGCTTTTGTGGAGGGCCAACAACCGGGTTCTAATCTGGCTGATGATATCGAAAACTCTATCGGCACGTATGAGTGGGGTTTGCTTGTTGATCGGATCGCCAAAAAGACTGGTGCGACGATTGATGATGTTCAGGACACTATTGACAATTTCCTGACAGGTAATTCTAACCTTAATGCTAACAAGATTAATTCGGGTAACATTTCGTCTGCGTTTGTTTCCGAGTTGAAAGACACTTGGAACATTATTTATAAGGGTGCTGGTAATACTAGTTCGTTGCCGCCACAGGCTGGGGTTATCGGTTCGGCGTTGACTGCCTTGCAGGCGTCCTCTCAGGCGTCTAGCGGTCATGGCGCGGACATTGTTCGATTAAATGGCGAAGTCAACGATTTGAAGAACAAGGTTGCCGCCATATTGGCAGGTCAGGCCCCGCCCACCATTATTACCGCTAAGGATGAGTTTAATCGTTCGGGTTCGCTTGGTTCTGATTGGGTTACCGAGTTTTATGGTGGCGGGTCTGTTTCTTGCGATGGCGCTAATGCTGTTTTGAATACTGGTGTGAATAGTAACCAGTTTTTGTCTGCCGTGTATAACAAGTCTGGTACGAAAACGTCGGCTTCGCAGTATCAGCGCGTGTATGTGTCGATTGCGGATAAGCCGGGTGTTCCGTGGCCTACGGGCGGGCCTGGTTTTAATGATCTTTTGTTGCGGGCAACGAGCAATAAGGTGTGTGTGGTTGCCAGGTTTTTCGCTAACCGCACTGTGAAGCTGTTTTACCGTAATGGTTCGTGGGAGAACGATATCTATGATCCGAGTACCACGTTCGGGACGATCACTTTGCCGTATGAGCCTACCGCTGGGACGACGTTGGAGGCGTTCGCGGGGTTGAAGTCGGGGTCGGATCAGACGAAGTTTTATGTGAAGTCTGGTGGTTGGGAGTCGTCCCAGTTTTCTATTTCTCCAACCATTTTGGCTGGTTTGGGTTCTGGTTGGGGTTTCGGTATCGGTAACGGTTTCGGCGTTCCGGCGCTGGGGGCGAAGGTGAATTATTGGGGGGCTAACGATCAGACATGACCGATGAAAGACCCATATTCTACTATGCCCAGGGCACGTCATATCTATGGAATTGGTTTGGCCTCACTGTTGGTTCGCAGGGTGGCGGCGGGCACGTCAATTTGAACATTATGGGCAATATGGTTTCGGTGCCTGATGTTTATACGCAAACCCCGTGGGGCACTATTCCATGGTTTGGCACCTACACGATGCCGTCTTTGAATGTTAAAGGTTTGGATGGGACCACAGTGTTGTGGGAGGGCGGGATCACTCAGGATGTTTTCCCTAGATTGCTGGATGAAGAATTGTGGCAGTACAAGCGTGTCCCGTACCCTGCGTCCACTATTTTCATGGGGCCGTCAATTGAGTATGGTGTTGATTGGGTTATCGCAGATATTTTAACTAAACCTGTTGGAACCCCGCTGGCGTTGGGCGGGTATTCGCAGGGGGCTGCGATGATGACTCGTTTGTATGACGAGTTCCGTACCGGCAGGTTGAAGAATCGCAGATCGGATTTGCGGGCTGTGGTGTGTTTCGGCAATCCGCGCCGCGAGCAGGGTAGAACTTTTCCTGGCAGTTCCGGTTATTCGGGTGCGTGTGATGTGCCTAGTGACACGTTGAACGGTCATGGGGTGTTTCCTCATATCGCTTCGATGGATGTTCTTGACCCTTATGTTCGTAGGTTCGCCAGGTTGCAGAACACTGAGGATTTGGTGTGGGAGTTCACGATGCCGAATGAGGTCATTTCGGGTGTTGGGGATTCTGAGGATGGGGAGATGTTTCAACGGTTCACAAAGAATTCGTTGAGGTTTCTTCCTTTGTTGGCGTTGATTGATATTGCCGCGTTTTTCGGTAAGACACCTTTGTATGCTGTTGCGCCACCCGGCATTGAGGTTAATGAGGATGGCGAGACTGTGATGCGTGATGCGTTGACTGATGAGATTGTTGGGACGATGCCTGGTGGCGGGCATATCATGTATCCCGGCTGGCCTCCACCTAACGCTGACGGCACTATTCCTACGTCTGGTCCGACGTGTTATCAGATCGCGGCACAGTATTTGCGGGATGTTGGTACTGCTATACAGAACGAGTTGCATCCGGTTGTTCCTGCACCCACGTCGAGGCCCACACATTCTTGGTTTTCGGCGCTGCCGGGGGAGTGACTGAATGGTGTTGTTGCGGTCGCAGGTTAAAGAATGGGTGCAGCCTAAACCTACGGTGACTAACGGTGAGGCTGTGGTGTCTTTCGCTAATTCACCTACGGTTTCCGTTTCGGGTTTGGCGGCCGCCGTTTCTGGGATTGCTTGTATTGTTGCCTCTACTACCACTTGTTTAGGTTCGTCCAAGCCGGTTTTTGAGGGTGATTGCGAGTTTTTCTTGAACGCTATTGCTGGGGCTGTCATTGATGTTGATGGTTCTAGTTTGGGGAATGAAAATACCCATTACCCGGCGTGTGTCGCCACGGTTTCGGTTGCATGTTTTTCTGATGATGTGTCCATCATTGGCGATGGTTGGGCTGGTGTGTTTTTCGGCCCTGAGTGTTTCCCTGTTGTTCCGCAGTTGGGTTCGGCGTCGATAAGTATTGATTATGTTGGTGGCGGCTCGACGCCGATTTTTCCGTTCCGTTTGCCGGTTTTGTTTATGACGCCAGGTTTGACGGCTATTGATGGTGCCGCTTTTTTGGATTTCGACGGGGATGGTGTTTCTGCGGCGGCGGGGATGGGGTTTGCTTCGCTGCCTGTGTTGTCGGGTGATGCCGCTGTTTATGCCGGTGTGATTGGCGACAACAGTTATGCCGTTTATGGTGTGGCCGCTGTTTCCGGTTCCGGCGTGGTGGCTCCGCATGTTGCGGTTGATGGTGTTGGTGGTGTGTCGGTTGAGGGTTCTGCTGGTGTGATTATCGGTGGTGTTTTGCCGACTGTTTTGCCTTTTGTTTTTGTCTAAAGTTTTTGGGGGTATTGTTTCGTGTCGTTTACTACCACTTCTAAGGATACTGCGGTTAATTCTTTGACCGCTTTGGGTGCCTATATTTCGTTGCATTCCGCCGATCCCGGTACTACTGGGGCGTCGGAGGTTGGCGGGGTTACCCGGCAGGCGACCACTTGGGGCGCTTCTTCTTCTGGCACTGCGAATGGTTCACAGGTGACGTTCGCTGCGGTGCCGGCTGGTTCGTATACCCACTATGGGGTGTGGACCGCTTCGACTGGTGGGACGTTTAGGTGGGGATTCGCGTTGTCGCCGGGTGTCACGTTGTCGGATGTTGGCACTGTGTTGATGACGCCGCGCGTCACATTCCCGTAGGGGGGCGGGTTTGATGCCTTTGAAGAATGATTGGGAAACTGGCGACCAGTTTTCCGCTAGTGACGCGAATGATGTTGCGGATGCAGTGAATTCGGCTTATGTGAAACCGGGTGATGGTATCCCTAAGGCTGATTTGGCTGCGGCGGTTCAGGTTTCGTTGGGTAAAGCGGATACTGCGGTGCAGGCTGTTTCTGCATCGTCTATTTCGGATTCGACGGCTACAGGCCGGAATGTGTTGACGGCTGCGGACGCTGCTGCCGCGAGGGTAGCTATCGGGGTGGCCTACGGGGCTTCTGGTGGCACTGTGTGTCAGGGCAATGATGCCCGGTTGTCGCCTTCCGCTTCTTCTATCACTGATTCGACTGCGGTGGGCCGTTCGTTGTTGACTGCGACTGATGCGGCTTCTGCGCGTTCGGCTATCGGGGTGGCCTACGGGGCTTCTGGTGGCACTGTGTGTCAGGGCAATGATTCGCGTGTTGTTGGCGCGGAGCAAACATCGAATAAGGGTGCCGCTAACGGGTATGCGTCATTGGATTCCAGTGGGAAGGTTCCGGTTACGCAGTTGCCGACAGGGTTCTCTAGGTCGATAACTACGATCACTTCAAGTACCACGCTCGGCTCTACCGCTGGAACCGATTATGTGGTTATCGCTGACGCGCCGGCAGTCGGAGAAACGATACTACGCTTCAATGGGACGAATGGGAGTTCCACATTTTCCGATGAGGGGCAGAATCCGACCACTTGGACTGGGGTTGGCGGGGCGGCGTTATCGACAGCAATCAAAAAGCATGGCACTGCATCTTTGGCGTTGAGTGGTTCCGGCCAGTATCTGACTGGTTCTGGCGCGAATCTGAATTTCGGAACAGGCGACATGACCATTGAAGCCTGGATTTATATGACAAACACTTCCGGTTATAGGTCGATCTATGACGGGCGTAACACTTACAATGAAGTTGCCCCCTGGCTGGTGGTAATTAATGGGGTTCTGACATATTTTGTTTCAAATGCCGCTAGAATTACTGGCGGTTCTTTATCTGCGAACACTTGGTATCATGTTGCGCTGTCGCGCGTATCTGGGGTTACAAGGCTTTTCTTGGATGGCACACAAATTGGTAGTAGCTATACCGACGCAAACAATTATATTACCGCCACGAATGTGAAGATCGGCGTTAATGTCGAACTGATTTATGACCTTTTTACCGGTTACATAGATTCGTTGAGGGTGTCCAAGTCTGGTATCTATTCGTCAAATTTTACTGCCCCCGGTGAGCCGAATCCGTCTGCGGGGTTGACTGTTACTTTACCTACTGCTGTTGGTAACACGCGACTGTATACGGTGATTTCTAGGGGGGGAAGTACGCTGGTTGTTGGCACGTCGTCTCAGACTGTTGACGGTCAAGCCAGTCAATCTATCGCTGCCGGCGGTCGGGCGTCTTATGTTTCGGATTCTGCGAATTGGGT